ACTTCAATGTATATTATGGCGATTTAGAGTCAATTCTCCGAGTCAACTATAAAACATTATCAGAATTAAACAGTGCTTTGATCAAATATTTCTTAAATGTAATGGAAATCAAAACACAAGTTGTATTTTGTTCTGAAATATGTCCCAAGGAAGTTTCTGGTGGCGAGCGTATAATGTATTTATTGAAGAATTTAAATGCTACAAAATATATTTCTGGCACTGGTCCAGGCTCAATGAGATATATAAATGAACAAGAGTTCAAAGATAATAATATAGAATTGATTTGGCAACATTATAATCATCCAAAATATACACAATTATATGGTGACTTTAAGCCATATATGTGTATAATAGATTTATTGTTCAACGAAGGTACAAATAGTAAAAGTATAATTTTAAGTTAATATGAAACGTGTAATGGCAATAGGAGCACATCCTGATGATATTGAATTTGGTTGTGGTGGTACACTGTACAATCACAAATTAAAAGGCGATTACGTAGTATACGTGTGTATGACCAACACAGAATCTGTGGACGGTACTAATGGAACATTATTAAGAACCGCAGAAGAAAATAAACTGGAAACCATTAATGCGTCTAAGGTGTTGCAATGTGACGATGTGGAGTTCTTACCGTTCAAAGACTTACACGTGCCTTTTAGTTTTGACTCGGTAAGTAAACTTGAAAGCTTGATTAAAAAGCACAAAGTAAATACAATTTATACACATTGGGCCGGAGATGCAAATCAAGACCATATTTCCACATTCAAGACTACGATGGCAGCTGCTCGATATGTTCCCAACGTATTATGTTATGAACAAATACCCATTTCCAGAATGACAGAGAATCAAATGGATATAAATTACTATGAAAATATAGATAACGCATTTGATAAGAAAATTGAAGCTTCTATGTGTCATAGAAGTCAGATTTCAAAATATGAAAAAGTTGGATTAAATGTAAAATCTAACCTAGAAATACTAGCAAGATTTAGAGGTATACAAGGTCAATGTAAATATGCAGAGGCTTTTAAGGTACTGAAAATGATAAACGCACACCTATGAATATTGAATTTGACGTAACACTGCAATGTAATTTTAGTTGTCCTAGTTGTAATAGACATAGTAATTTTAATGCATTAACAGATCCATTTGACAAAGATAATGCAGCTGGTCTTAATTACTATGAAAATACCAACGTAACAATGGATCACGTTGATAAATTGATATCCGATTGTAAAAGACAAGGTAAAATTGAAAGAATACATATCATTGGAGGCGAACCACTGACGCATCCAAATATTTCTGATATAGTAGATAGACTACGTGATAATTTGTGGGGAGATCCAGTTCCAAACATTGTTATTATTTCAAATTTACACCCCAAAATGTTAAAGGCGGGTACTTTAGACACTCCAGATCGTGTTATCAAGTATTTCCCATTTGATAAAGTTGATAAGATTAAGTTATCATACATCGATCACATAAGTCCTATTTTCAAATCAATTGCACAATATCTAAATGATAGTCAAATCACAAAAGATCAATTGATTCCCAATCTGGATAAACTAGTATTTGAAATGCCAAATCAAGTATCACTGACAGAGTTACTATCAAAAGTAAACTTTTTCAGAGGCATACCAGTTACTAATTTCACCCCACTAGATGAAAAAGGAGAAATACATCGTTGTAGCTTAGTGGCTCCATATGATTCTGGTCAAGAAATGATTCCACAGTGCAATATTCCAAATAGATGTGGGGTAAATTATTCATTTGATGGATATTGGCCTTGTTCAAATGGATCTGCTATAGCGAGATTGTTCAAATTAAATGGATACAACCGTAAAGATTTGCCTGATGATTTTACAGATTGGTCCGGCGTAAATGAAAAAGGTAACGCTGAAATTAATAAAAAATCAGGAATGTGGGATATGTGTAAAATGTGTCAAGTAGCTGCTAAAAATAAATTAGCAGAAAAAGATCACGGACGACCAATCTCTATTAGTTATAGAAAAGCACTGGGGTTGGAAAAATCAGATGAATCGTTATCAGAATATGTTATCGAAAAACATTCAAAGAGACTAGCAACTGCAGCTATTCTAAAAGAAGGTATTTGCGTAGACGATAAATGTACTTAATATGATACTCAAAGTAAATCCAGAATTTGGCATTGAATTGGCACTAGCTATACCTTTTGCTTATTGGTTACATCAAAACAAACAATTGGATGGTGTAGTTACTAGTAAAGGAATGAGACCATACTATTTCTTCTGTGACAATGTAAAAGAAGAATTTCTAACCAGAACAATCGATAATAATCTGGCGTTAGCAGAAGTGCCAAATAAATGGATTCACCATAACTCACTAGCAGTTACAGGCAAAGAATATCACCATCTAACAACTGAAGAACAAGAACAAGTTAATGGTGTGTTGGATTACACCAAGTGGTCTAGTCCTCCTTTTAAAGAATATTATCAAAACGACGAATATAAATTTGATAAACCCGTGGTATTTATAACAAACAAATATAATATGGAACACGGAGAAATTCCTCTGGGATATTTTAACATTCCTTGTTTATATGAAATGTTTGATTATTTTAAAGAAAAAGGATATCTTGTAATATACAAGAGAGCTACTAATAAAGAAAAAGAATTTACTATAGACCAAAACGAATACAATTCATTACAACAAGGTTACCACGATATTAAAGCTAATGTAGAAGGAATTGGAACTATAACAGACTTTGAATTGTGCAAATATTTTGATAATGTAATTTTAATAGACGATTTGGTAAAACAATCAAAGTATAGTTACAATGAAACCCAACTTAAATTAATGGCAAATTGCAGCAGATTTGTTACAGTTTGTGGCGGAAATTCAATATTATCTTCACTTTTTGGAGGCACAGTTATTAGTTATATACATAAGGGAAAAGAATTACGCCCTAATTACTTTGGGCCTAATAGTTATTTCCGTAAGCTTTCAAACGCTAACGTTATTCCTGTAATAGACAAAAGTGTTGTAAAGACAGGAATCCACGATTATAGTGAATTGATGCATCAAATAAAAATACAGTTTTAAATATGAAAATTAGTTTTATCCAACCCAGCAGAAACAACTTAAAATATCTTAAGTGGAGTTACGAAGCTATTCGTAAAAATTTAAGTCATAAAGAACACGAAGTTTGCGTAGCTGACGATTTTAGTAACGACGGCACCTTGGAATGGTGTAAAGAAACTGCAGCTAAAGATCCATACTTTAAGTTCATACGTAACCACGGACCAACCAGATTGGGTCACACAATTCTATACGACCGTCTTATAAATGAAGTTGCTACCAATGAGGTTGTGATGATCTATCACGCTGATATGTACGCCTGTCCTAACTTTGATAAATATGTAGAAAAGTATATTCAACCAGGCACAATCGTAAGTCTAACTCGTATTGAACCACCTTTACATCCTCCCGGACCAGAAAAGATCGTTCAAGCATTTGGAACTGAGCCAGAAGAGTTTAATGAAGCTGGATTATTGAAATGGTTCAATGATACCCGTTTGACCAGAAAAGATAAAACCACAGAAGGAATCTTTGCGCCATGGGCCCTTTATAAGAAGGATTTTCAATCAATTGGTGGTCACGATGATCTTTATGCTCCTCAGAGCAAAGAAGATAGTGATATTTTTAACCGTTTCCTATTAAATGGATATAAGTTTGTACAAACGTGGGAGGGATGTGTATATCATATGACCTGTAGAGGAAGTAGATATAATCCAACTCTAACCACAGTTGGCAAAGAAAGCGACGAATGGTTGGCACAAAACAATCGAAGTGCCAGAAACTTTATTCGTAAATGGGGACACTTTGTTAAACACAATGATACTATGAAGCCAATTGTGCCAAAACGTTATGATGTTGGATTTGTAGTACGTAACTGTGACGAATACAAATTGGCTTTGTTGGAACCTTGGTGTGACACCATTTATACCGATGTACCATATGACCGTTATATTAATATCGAACAGAAAAATACCAAGTTTGATTTGAATAAAAAACTCAAACGATATGAAGTACCAAAAACAAATGATATCATCGTAGAGTTTGATGCAACTAAGTTATCAAATGAAAGTTTTGAATTTTTCAATATGATTCAACTGATGTTAGAAGATAGCGGTCAAATAGGCACTTTAGAATTTGACATCTTCAAACTGCACATTAATAAATTACAAGATTATAGCAAACAATTAATTGAAATAAAAGACGAATGGTATAACAAAAAATTGTTATGAAAAAATTGATAGAAATTTGGAAAAATACGTTCTTAAAGTATTTTGATATAAATCAAAATGGTAAATTAGATCATTTGGAAATAGTATTTTTCTTATGTTTATTAATTGCGTACAACTTGTTTTTTCAAATATTAGGTAACTACATTTACGATCTTATAAAAAAATGAACTTAACTGATTACAATATACCGCTTATATTTTGGGTATCATTCATTTTGGTGATTTGGTTAAACAGCGATATAGTACACACAATCGCTAAATTAACAAACACTAAACGTCTATTAAAAATAGATGAATACCAATTGTATAAATCAACCGTGGATCCAATGTCAACATATCCCAATTTTTTATATGCTGAATACCCAGGTTATTTTACTAAATTAATAAGTTGTGTGATTTGTTTGTGTTTTTGGTCGAGCTTATTTAGCGTGGGTATATTACTATTAGTTTTAAACTATCCGTTATACTATGCAATTATGTTGTTTCCAATTAACTACATTTTCAGTTTGTTTTTATATTTAATAATAAATAAATTATTATGATTATAGGAAGTTTTGTTGCATTAAACAATTTGGTATCCAAAGATAATATCGGCGCATTTGCGCCTTTAACAAATTGTATACAAACATTTGATAAAATCTGTTCGTGTCAAAAACAAAGAAAAACACTAAAGCACGATGAATGTAATAAAATTTACATTAATACAGTTACAGCCGTAGCTCCTTCTTTGGTTGATTACTTTAAAACAAAAACCACTGATGAAGAAATTATATTCTATCACAGTGGTCATAATTTGATTACCAAACTCAAATTGCGTTAATAACCTTCAACGCATTTAAAACATTTTCTCTGATGTAGGGATACTCCTCCAATATAGATCCATTCAATTTATCACTACAATCTTCCCATTCAAAAGCGCAGTCTGCTTTTGCTTTTACTTTTGGATCATTGATCATTTCGTGATCGTTTGGCGCTGAATTATAAATCTTAACTATTTTGTTTTTACTAAACCTTCTGCCTGAAGGTACAGGTTCTTGTTTGTATTTGGTAATATGAACTAACTTACCACTTTGTTTTTGTTGCAACCAAGTACATTCATCTTGTGGATACACATCGTATCTGATATCAGTTATAAAAACCACATCTGCAGTAGATTGTTTAATCTTTTCTTCAATTTTACCAGTCCAATATCTACCCTCAGATACCTTTCTCATAACATCACCATAAGCAACCAATAGTGGTCTAATAATATTCTTCTCATTGGTGTTCTCTGTAAATACATCAATACCCACCTTGGACTTGATAAGATCTTTTAAATCGTTCTTCAACTCATATGCCAATGCATACTTTTCGGTTTTGAGACCTTGTTCAATCAAAAGTTTTTGAGCAACAGTAGTAAATAAATCTTTACCACTACGAGCAAATCCAGATACACCTATAATTTTCATATTATTTAAATAAATTCTCCACTTCTTTCTCGCTATATCCAAAACCTTGGATCAACTCACATAATTCTTTTAAGTTGTTGTCAGAAGCAGTATAAACACTATAATAGTCTATTGCATCACGTTTGCCAATTTTATATTTGTCACAGATGCAATCTAGTATTGTATTATTAATACCCTCGGTACTATTCTTGATATACTTACAGAACTTTCTACCTTTTGGTACCAAATCAATCAATACTTGATAAAATTGTTCTTCTGGAATGTTCTGAAAATGTTTGGATATAAAAGATACTTCTTCTATAATATCAGCATCCATACTTAAGAATCTAATCAACATATATTTGTTGAAAGACTTCTTCTCCTCTTCAGAAAGAGAAGTGTAGTAGTTTTTGTTTTTTACCTCCCGAATATGATTTACATGATCAAATAAACCACGAACTTTAACTTTGTTTTCGGATGTTTTCTTTGCTTTCATTATTCAATATTCTACTACGTTTTGCCAAAACTTCAATGTCTTTTGATATTTTATTATTTTTTAAATTTAATAACTCCAATGCATCAACTGTGAGAATTTGGTGGTCATCAAATTTTCTTAATAATTTAATAAACAGATAGAAATTGAAAAAAGAAAATATGGCTACTATTATGAGTAGTAGCCATATCAATACTTGACTATTAAAAATATAACTCATACTTATAACTATTTACAAGTACGAGTTAACATTTATTTCAAATTAAGCCTTATAAGCAGTGCTCAATACTTCACGTAGAGCATTGATCTGACGACCGGTTAGGTCAACTCGGCTATTACCAGCACGTAGAGTCAAGCGTGAGGCCTTCTTAGCCTTAGCGACTGGAGTGGAGAGATAAATCTCAACACCAGTGGTGTTATGGCCTACGAAGTTAGTCTTGTTACGAGCATTTGTACGAGTATACATATTATTTCTTTACTTTCTTTTTTTGTTTGTTTTTTGTTTCGTTAGTTTCATCACTAACTTAAATTTATCTTACCACCCAACCGTCAAACTGTCAACAACTTTTCAATCAAATTTTGAATTCTTTTTCAAACCGTTCAATAGCATAATCCTTAGCTTTGAACTCAAACTCTACATCAACGTCATTTTCAAATAGTTCTTTATGTAAAATATATACATAATCTGAATGTGCTCGATCTGTTGGATCAGATCTGCCATTACTGTAATGAAATAATGGTTTATATTTACCCCAAGTTTCCATACACATTAAGATGGCTTTTTCAGGAGAAATATTTTCTGGATTATTCAATCTAAAATGATGTGAGTCATAAGTAATAGGGATTCCTGTTTTTTGATAGATCAGATCATAAAGCTTAATCAATCCCCAACTATTGGGTTTATCTTCTAATTCAAGAACGAGACGAGACTTAACATTTGCAGGAAAATCATTGTATACATCAATAAATCGTTTAGCAATATCCTTGGTATTGCCTTTGTAACAATTCATATGAATATTGATTGGAGATTGGTATGACTGTGGCAAACCAAACAAATCCATAATTGAAGCGTGGTTTTTTAATTCCACAATAGATTTTTCTACCACAGACTTGGTAGCACTCGCTGGTACAACAAACTGATCTGGATGTGTACTGCACCGAACATTGTATTTTTTAATTATATCAGCAGCAATTTTAAATTCTTGCACAATTAGATTGTAATCTGGCAGAATATCAAATGACAAATTTGCTTCGGGTAAAGTCGCTAAAGGAAACAAGTCACTACTAATTCGATAGTTCCAATTTCTAATACCGCAAAATTCAATAGTTTTGCGTGTAACAACCACATTGTTAAGTGTACGTTTTGAAACGGTAGATAAAGCTTCTTTTCGTTCCAAAGCAAGAAATTTAGTTTTGGTCATCGTGTTAGCTCTAACACTTTGTTCTTGCAGTTTGAGAGAAATACAACATAGAGATTTTTTCATTCTATGTTATCTTACCATCACATTTATAATAAGTCAAGTCTTAAGTCCACGGATACAAAGGCAACTTATACTTGGTACCGCCTATCATTATTCCCACATATCCAGCAATTGGACTTCCAGCACCACTAATAAACATAGAATTTGAACCAGTAATAGCATTAAACAATTGTAATGTGCCATTTACCAATAATTTATCATCGATTCGCCCACTACTTCCTGTTATTTGATCAAAACCAGCATAACCACCTGTTACTTGAGTAAAACCAGCATAACCACCACTAATACTACCAGTAAATTGGTTGGCCGTAAATTTGCCTGTTATTTTGCCATTGCTACCACTTAATTTATTAAAATTAGCTCTACTGCCACTAATACTAGATGTTATTGAAGTTGCAATAACTCTACCAGAAATTCTAGCAGAAGAACCGCTTAATTTGTTAAAGTTAGCTCTGCTGCCACTAAAACTGCCTGTGAAAGATCCTGTGAAATTACCTCTTACTTGTTTGGAATAAAAATGTGTATAACTTCCAGGTGCGCCGGTACCAATTTTTATTGTAGTAGCAGCACTAGCAAAATCTATTGTTGTAGGTGTACCCAACAACAAAGGCGAAACATTGGTACTATCAATATCGCCACCTGCGTTTATACTGCCGTTAGTAGATAATGTATTTGAAGAAGCATCATATGACAACGATGTATCTAATCCAAGAATTTTCTGACCACTGCCATTTGAAAAAACCAGATATTTAGTACCACTTGCAGCAGACTGATCTTTAATAAAATTGCTACCACTGAAACTACCTGTGAAATTCGTAGCAATTACTTGTCCCAATTTGGTTACTTTGAATTTTGTAACACTCCCAAGTTGCAAATCTATTAGTTTACTTGTACTATCTGATGGTCCAGCGTCCGCTACATTCATCTTTATCGCAGTCTGATCTCCAGACCCGAATGTAGCGGTCATTGCATTGATTGGGGTATTCGCCATAAATTACTTTTATAAATATAAATAGTATATGTATAAAGTAATTTATAATATAATAATTCTATCTACCAACTTCTTTGAAATAGGTATCTTTAGCCTCTTGATAAGACATTCCCAACATTTGGTTATAAAAATGTATCGTACTCTTTAAATTTGATTCACTATTTAGCTTTTTATATCGTTCTATAGCCTTGGGTCTCCACCAATCAATTACCCCTTGCATATCACGTTTAAACAGATCTTTCATCACCAATTGATCGTCGTTGATCTTGTTTTGTAGAAAGTCCTTGGTATTTTCATAAAAACAACTATAGTATACCCCACGTTCATATCCGTGTTGATAATTGCTTTGTTTGATACAGCATTTGCTAAATATCATGCTCAAAATACGAGACTTAGCACCAGTAACAGGTCCACTTACTCCTTCTTTCTGAGTAAGTGCCTTGTCATAAGCCGTAACATCAATGTCTTTTAACCAATCGTGCCAAATTTCATAAATATTATCATCTGGTTTAATTGAAATTTTCCCAGCACTACTACCACATTTATGCCACCATTTTAAACTGTTATACATACTGTAACTACCATATAAACTGGTAGTTGTCATACCCACTAGTGTTTGATTATATAACTTTTGCCAAATATTTCTAACAGTACTAGTAGTAATCATAGCAGCTACTAATTTACCCCCTAGAAAATTATAACCAATTGGTTGGGTACTCATAATACAACTACCAATAGCACTATGAGCTAATCTTTTATCTTTGATCTTATTATCAGATGTCCACCCCAAATAATTGTCACGATCAGTAATAGCAATTACATCACTAGAAACACTAATACATCCAATATATTTTGGATTGTCAACATTTCCATCGGTTACAAGAAATTTTATAAATCTACCTGGAGTTTGATCAAATGTCATAGTATGACCAAAAATACGAAGAATAGTCCAATCTTCATTTTGTTGATCTGTTTCAACATAAACTAAGGTGGGATTGATATTTTCTATATCTTTAATAGTCAAAGACACATCGTTAATATCAGTTGGAGTCCAAATCTTAGCTTTAATAATATTAGCCTTATTCGCCAAGTTTTCGCATGTTTGTATCTCTAACCATTTTTTGTAAAAGGTCTGTTCTTCCACAGACATAGATTTTAAGAAATTAAGATTGTCTATGAGTTTCTTTTTATTTCCCTCAAAGTCAAAAGCTTCTATTCCAAAAAATTCTTGTAATGCATCCATATTATTCGGTTTTCCGTACAATCAATTTAAATTTCAAAGTCAATTCGTTTTTAGATGAATTAACCTCTTTTATTTCCCACTTTTCTTTTAACGTATCCAAATACAAATTGGTGCCGTTATCAACATATTCTACAGGCTTTTTATTATCTAGTAAATCTTTTTCTTCGTATACCAAAAAGTTTTTTCCTTTTTTATCTAAATAAATTAGTATTTTATCTCGTTTCATATCAACCTATAAATAGAAATGCCGTATATCTAATCACTGATATACGGCATATTATCACTAATTATATAGTTTTATTATACGTTTACTGAATTTGTCTTTGTTGTATCAACTTCAACTACAACAACTGATTCCTTGGTAGAATTAATATTCACCATCTCTACAAGCAGTTCACGATTCAAATGTACACCCTTAGATTTAGCATCTTCAATAATAGATGGGGTAATAGATCCAAATACGTGAACCAACGTTGGACGACCCTTTCCGTTTGGTAATACACCAATTACACTTACTTCACCTCTCTTAATCGCCTTCTTTACCTTATCACGCAAACTAATTGCGACGATATCTGCATTCATTGCGTTTAATTCCTTGATTGTAAAAATACAACTTGGATAGGTTACCGATTGGTTTGTCTTATTCTTTCGATCTGTCTTTTTCATATTTTATCCTTTCTTGTTTGTTATGTGATAAATTCCTACGTTCTTATATTATAACACGTTTATATTATATGTCAATAGCATCCATCATCTTTGAATTAATGGTATTAACAATCTGATTTAGATTTTCTACATTAATGAAATTAGCGTCTTTGCCATACATAATTTTAAAATTATTACGATACGTATCACAATCATATTCAGATACGAAGTATGAAATAACATTATAACCACTTTCACGAATTTTATTTACTTGTTTACGTGTATGATTACAACCTTCCGCACCGGAATAATGAAAATAAAAACCTCCTGGAGCACTATAAATAAACGCTGGTTCACCGTCACTAATATTAACAAAATAACTATTTGTGTTGGTACTAGCTTTAGGCAAATAACGCATTAGTGCCTCAAAACACAATCCTTCAGGAGTTGTATGTACTGGTGCTAGATAAGCAAATAGATTCTTAATCTTAGAGAACTTATCCACACGTGAGTCATAAGCAATTGCAATATATGGATTGTGACCACTTGATGTTCTAAAACTAATGGTAAGTTCAACGTTATCAATCATAGATGTAGCTTTTGCTAGAGCAACACACAATTTAATTGTACGATTCCACTTTTTACCCCGCATACTTGCGCTAGCATCCACACTAATATGGAAGTTAACCTTCTTATACTTCGTAGTAAAAGTATTATAAAAGATATTGGTATCAGTATCAAATCCAAGTTCGTGCATCAAACGTTTATCAATCTTACCCAAATTACGACGGGTAAACTTATCAACATTAATTTCATTACGAATTTGTAGACGGCGACCTAGTTTAGTACCCAATACAATTCCAGCATCAACATTCTTCTGATAATCAGAATAAGCAACCTGATTGTTTTTACCAATTGTCATTGGAAATTCCTCAGACAAAAGCAACTCTTTGGTCATATTCTTAACAAAGATACACTCAACATTTCCAATAATACCTTTTGACTTAAGCTCTTCTTGAGCTACAGGCACAAGATCAATCTGACTCTTTTCAAGAATATCAAGCAAATCTTTTTCACGCTTGGTCACTTTCTTCTTCTTAAGTTTACCGGCAAGAAAATCCTTCTGCTTTTCAAAAGACTTAGCAATCTTTGTCTTCTTGGACTTGCTGAGATTATCATCTTTACCAATATCAGCAGTAACATCTTTATTATCAGGTGTTACAGTTGATTCGGTGCCTCCAAGAATATCTGCAACATCAACGTTTGATTTAGATGAATCTGAACTGTTCGATGGCGCACCGCTATCAGAATCAGCTGACAATCCCTCACCTTTTTCAGACGATTTATCTTCATTTTTATGTTCATTGATATTCTTGAACACAATTTCAGCAATATTATAAGCAACAGTCAACCGATCTTTTGGAGTGGTCAAACGCTTGATATTTGATAGATCAAGTTCCCTAGCAATATCGTACAATCCAGGCAATGCCTTCAAAGAAGTATTTGGATTTGTAAGATTGATAATACGAAATATATATGACTCAATGCTTAGTGTACGATATAAATCGCTGGTCAAAGCATCTGAAATTACTTTGTTATTAAAGTACTCATCGTACAAAGCATCGTAATATCCACGATAGCCAGGAGCATTAGAATGTACCGTATAATCAATATAACGATCTTCTACATAATTTAGAATGGTCTGACAAATCTTACCCACTTCATCTTTTGAAATGTTTAACTTTTCACTGTAGCCATAGATCTCCCGTGGCACATTCATCCATACAGTCTTAAACAATTCAAAATCAGAATATTTGATGTGGCTGCCTTCGTGTAAGGCTAGTCCGACAGCCACATCAAAATTATCTTTCTTAGTAATATCGCTACTGATATAAACAACCTTACCATCAGTGCAATTTACCGAATTATCATTAAACAATACAGGTACATTCTGATTGGTCAGAATACTAACATAGTTAGCGACAGCACGACGAGCTGATGACAAACGAATCAGTCGGGCCGTATTCTCAGAAAGACGGTCTTCAGCAGCAATATCTGCATCCAAACCATTTTCTTCTTCAATAGCCGCATCAAGTTCATCTTCCCAATCCCACTCGTAATTGTTATCCTTCAACCAGAAGTCACTGTAGTTACTCATAATAATTTGTTTTTAATAATTTAACTTAGAAAGGAGGCTGATCACTCTTTAGAGGATCATTAAATAGCTTATCCTTTGATTCAACCTTTACATACTTTTGTACCAACTGACGAATGTAGGTACGTTCACTGTCAACACCGCCATCGTCACTGAAGTTAGGATAGATGGTAGTTTCTGCGATTTCAAGTAAATTAAATCCGTCAACAATTAGTTCAGCAATTTCAACTGTACTACGTGTTGGAATAAAATTAGTTAGCTTGCTGTCGTCCTGCTTTACTTGCTTACGAGTATGTTCAGCAATTTCACAAACAGCCTTCAAGATACCAAGATGATCTTCGGTATTCAAATTGAACCGATTCTTAAGAAGATTATACTCACTGTCCTTATCAAGTGGAGTAACCTCAATCTTAACTGGAAAACGTGACAATAGAGCACGATCCATTACACGGGTAGCGGTGTACTCGTTACCAACGTTGGCGGTAGCAATAAATGTAACACCATCAGCTACCTTTACAACTTCACTGTCTTCCTTTTCATCCAAACGAAGATAACGCTGTAGATCATCTAGAACAGTCATTAGAATATTAACACCATCGTGATGACTACGACTAATTTCGTCAAGAAGAATGATGGCATTAGGAGTACGAATAGCTTTAATAAAAGATGACTCCTTGAATAGAGTACCCGTCTTTTTGTCAAAATGAGTATTACCAATCAAAGCACTACGAGCATCTTGAGTAGCACCCAGATTAAAATAGAAGAAGTTATCTTCACGACCAATTGCCTTAGCTACAGTCTGAGCAGCTAGAGTCTTACCACAACCAGTTGGACCAAGAAGCAGAATGTTCTTGCCACGAATAGCACTACGTACCATATACTTCCACTTCAGATCATCCATAATCAATGAACTGGGACGTAGATTAACGCAAGTATCTAAATATGTCTTGATATTGAAGTCCTTGCCAGTAACCAGATTTAGTGAATTTTTATTTTTCATATGTGTTTCTTACCGTAAAATCATCTTACCACGGATTTATAAGAAGTCAACACCAAAAATAAAAAAACCACCTGTTACGGTGGTTTCTAGAGTTTTATCAAAATAATATTATCAATGATGGTGATGATGATAATGATATACTGGACGACCCCATCCACCATATACTACCACAGGTTGTGGTTGATAATATACAACAGGAGCAGGTTGATAATAAACAACTGGTTGAGGATGTACTACTACTGGTTGCGCATAAACCACTGGTTGTGGTTGAACATATACAACTTGTGTTGGGGGATTAACAATTCTACCAATAGCTTCAATCGCAACTACACCTGTCAATACTTTACCAACTGTTGCCCATTCTCTATCACCAGCAAATGTTTGAGAGGCTAAAGTTGCACTCAATACTGTGATAGTAATTAATTTATTCATATGTATCCTTTTTTTAGATATACTTTTATAGTACATCAAAAATCAAAAAGTGTCAATTATTTCTTCTTAGCTTTACCAGCCTTAGTATACTTTACAACCAACTTTTGAAGATTTTTTGGCAATGTGGGTGGTACATATTCTGCTTTCTTTGGTTTATGATCACCTTGTTTAGCAAATTTACCAACAGCTTGCATTGGTTGAGTAGGATCGTCTTTTGGATCGTTCATCTTTTCAACCTTGATATCTTTGACAATTTTAAATCCTTTTATAGGATCTACTACATTTTCTTCTTTTTCAGATTGTGCATCAGCCTTTTTGCCACCTTGTTTATCTTTGCTATTTTCTACACCCTTTGCCAATGCGCTATCAACGTAGTTTTTGATATCTGATTTTAGATATTCTTTAACGAATTTCTTCACATCTTCGTACTTCATAAATAGCTTTTTAGTACGATCACTAGTATCTCTGTATGCTAATACATCAAATATATCGTGTACAATTGGTCTCAAGCTAATATGATATGGTTCACATTCACATACATTGTAATTTCCCGCGTCATCCAATGTAATAGGTTTCTTGATATCCTTGGATAAATCTTCAATCATTGACTCCCACGATTCTTTTGCGCAAGTATACTTTTGTTCCAAGGTTTCTTTTACAAGTCTGTTTACTAGTTGTTTAGAAGGCTTCATATTAATATACATATAAATAGTAGTAGGTAGCGGATTATTAATCTTTTTTATTGTCCAATACTTCTATATGTCCTATATACCCATAATTATCATTTCTAGTAGCTATTACTTTAACTTCATATATTGTACCCTCTCTATCAACCACTCTGTGCGTACTAACACTGCTTCTTTTATCTTTAATAGTTCTTTCCCACTCTTTTTCTACCATTTCCAAATCTTCACTATGTACACCATTTTTCCATCCATTGCCCAAGAAATATTCCACATCGTGTTTCAATAACTGACAATACTTTTCATTTACCCACGTACAGTTGCCGTTTGTATCACATTCAAATATGGGTTCAGGTCTGGTATCAAGTATCCACTTTTGACGGGTACATATAGTATTAATTAAATTACTATCGTGACATACTTGTTTTTCTATCTTAGCAACTTGATCTTTTAAAGAAGTACCAGAGTTAGGCTTTACTTCTTTTAATATTTCTTTTACGTTCCGATTTAAGGTAAATACCCACTTGAATGCTCCAAAAAGCACCCCACCAGCTGCACTAATTACCAATATTTTTTCAAGATATGCGAAAATGATTTCCATAATAAAGATGAATATAAATATAATAAAAAACGGATACTATTTAAAGTACCCGTTACATTTTTTAATTATTTACAATTGTAATTATAGTTTGAAGTCATCAAAAGCACCCTCGCTAATGGTATTATCAACACCTTTAACGTAACTGCTCAATTCAGTTTCTTGGGGGGCTACCTGTAACTTCTTGCTATCGTAGTAACTATCCAACCATCCAGCCAATGGATTTGTCTTGGCTGTAGGATATAGTTTCTTGTATCCCATACTAGATAAACGATTGTTGGCCAACCATTCAACATAGTGTTTGAGACTTTCGCTGGTCAAACCTACTAGATTACCTTTACTGAATAGATAATCAGCCCAGTCTTTTTCTGCATTAACTGCCATTTCATAAGCAGCATAGATCTTGTCTTCGTTCTTCTTAACAATATCTTGGAAGCCTTCTTCTGGGTTATTAATCCAGTTCTTCATAATGTTCTGAGTAATAGCTACGTGTAGATTTTCATCTCTACTGATAAACTTAATAATCTTACTATTACCCTCCATCTTTCCACGATATCCAAAGTAGAAACTACAAGCAAATGATACATAGAAGATCAACCCTTCAGTAATTTGAGTTGCTAGTACCGCATCAAACAATTGTTGTTTAACATCATTTGATGGTGCCAATAGTTCGTCATACTTCTTACTAATAGCCTTAGCACGTTTCACGATTTCTTCGTCTTCTAAGACACTATCAAAGAACTTGGTAGCATCTGGGTAAACATTGTTTAGAATGTATGTATAACTGTTACTGTGAATAGTTTCAAAGAAACTCCACGAATTCATACAAATTTCCAATTCACTATTTGTAACGTGCTTCATTAATTCGTGAATACTACGACTCAACATACTATCAGTCATAGTTTGAAACTTGAGATTGCTATCAAAAACAAATCGTTCTTCTGGTGAAAGATTCTTGTAGTCACTAATGTCCTTCACCAATGATACTTCTTGGGGTCTCCAAAAGAAGTTTAGTTGTTGATCATACAACTCGTAAAACTTAGGATACTTGATCTGATCATATCGTTGTAGCGATAAATCTTCTCCCAAGAACATTGGATTACGTAACTGATCTATGTTTTTCTTATTTAATACTGTCTTCATATATCCTCCTATTATAGAGCACAAGCGCCACTGGCACAACCAGATTCTTCTTGTACTTTTGTTTTCGCCTCAACAGATTTTGTTTCCATAGCGGTCTGTTTGTCGCCGTCATCGGTATTAGCATAATATAGATTCTTCAATCCATACTTGTATGCCAACAAGATGTCTTTAATAACAACTTCAACTGGCACCTTATTCTTCTCGTAACGTGATGGAATATAGTACGTATTTGTACTGATACTCATATCTGTAAACTTTTGGATAGCAGCTGCTACCTTTAGGTAACCTTCATTACTTGGCATATCAAAAGCAAAAGTATAATTGTCTTTGTACTTATCAATATTAGGAACTACCACAGGCAAAATGTTACTCTTGCTTCCCTTGAAGCTAATAGCACTACGCGGTGGTTCAATGCCATTGGTGCTGCTCTGAATTACACTACTAGATTCAACAGGCATACAAGCTGTAAGTGTACTGTGTCTCATACCGTACTTCTTGATTTCTTCACGAAGTGTTTCCCAATCACAATGTAGTGGTTCTGTAATAAATTCATCTACATCTCGCTTATAAGTATCGATTGGCAAAATACCTTGACTGAACTTGGTACGATCAAACTTTTCACATTTACCCAATTCTTTTGCCATTTCAACACTAGCCTTGATTAGATAGTAACTGGTCTTTTCCATCCACTTAGAAACAAAGTTAGGAGCGTTAACATCCCAGTACTTCAATTCTTCTTTAGCCAATAGAGCAGCCAAGTTACTTACGCCTACACCAAGACTACGACGTTTAGTAGCAAAATTCTTTGCTGCTGGTACAAAATATTCTTGATGATCAATCAAAGCATCCAACATTCTGACAATGATATCACAAACACTTTCCATTTCATTATCATCCTTGATTTCCAACCAATTTAGTGCTGCTAAGACACAAACACCAATTTCACCATCTGGATCATTTACATCATAAATTGGAATTAGTGGATGGTTAACTTCAAGACATAGATTGCTTGTATCTACTTGATCCAACCAACTACCGTGTTCATTTGCGTGATCAACGAACATTGTATAAATACGTCCAGTTTCAAGACGTTCTTTAGCCAATAGACCCATCAATTCACGAGCGGGTACTTTCTTCTTGAACTTAATGTTTTTGTTGGCTTCAGCCTTTTCGTACTTCTCTTTGAATCCTTCCATACCAAAAGTATTCCACAGTGAAGGACATTCGTGATAACTAAATAGTGTTACGTCTTGATTCTTCAAAAAACGTTCAAAGATTAACTTATCCAATCCCACACAATAGTCCAACTTGCGTACTCGGTTATCATCAGTACCTTGATTGTTCTTCAATACAAGAATATCTAGAATATCATAATGGAACCAGGCAAAGTTAACAGTTGCACTACCACCACGAATACCATTTTGGTGACAACTTTTTACAGTAGATTCAAATGCTTTAGCAAATGGAATTGGTCCTGTATGTACAACTTCACCATTACGAATAGGAGCGTTAGTAGCACGTAGTCTGGATAGATTCAATCCAATACCATAACGACTAGCTGTAGCAAATCCCACAGCACTATTGTTACTGAAAATACTACGAAGATCATCGTCTACAGTAAATAGTGAACAACTAGCATAACTCTTCATTGGAGTTCTTACACCCGCCATAATAGGGGTTGGTAGATTAATCTTATGCTTACTAAAGTAGTTGTAAGCCTTCTTGATATAATCAAGACGATTTTCTTTATAACCTTTAAAGAATGTCATTGCGATAAGCATATAAGCAAACTGTGGGGTTTCATAAATCTGTTTGGTTACACGATTTTGAACCATATACTTATCACACAACTGTTTAATACCAGCATATGTGAAATTAAAATCACGGTCATGACGTAAAAATTCATCTAGCTTATCAAACTCTTGTTTGGTGTACCAATTTAAAATTTCTTCATCATATACCAAAGCATCAATATTTGCTTTGACGATATCATATAGTTTAGGAGGATTCTTACCACCCCAAACATTCTTACGTAACTGGTAATTCAATAAACGTGAAGCTACATATTGATAATTGGGCTTATCTTCAGAAATTAGATTTGCAGAAGCTTCAATCAACATTGCATGAATGTCTTTGGATGTCATACCATCGAAAAACGATAGATGCGCATTCATTGCAACTTCTTCAAAACTAACACTTTTTATGTCTTCGGTAGCCCATTGCAAAATCTTATTGATTTTATCTGCATTGAATTTCTCGACGTTACCATTTCTTTTCTTTATAAAAATTTCTTTATTCATATGGGTAAAAAATAACTATCTTTTGGATAGTCTATTGTGTGTTTAGATTATAACTTTTTAATAATTTTTTTATACGTTTTTTGTGCGTTACATACTATAAATTATTCTTCGTCATCGCTGTTATGTACATTCCACTTGGACTTTAGTGCTTTTTTAACTTGATTTTCTCCATCCATCATTTCATTTAGAATACTCATACCCTCACGGCTATTTTCTCCATAAATTTCAATGTGACCACAACCAGCGTTCATCTTACTTGGGAATGTCAAACCATCTGGTCCGAAACGATTCTTAATTACGTGGAATCGTGCTGTATTTGCCTGTTTATCGTTAACTTTACGACTGAGTGACATAACGAAGTCAGCAGTCATAATCTTACGATAACTATCAGCAATGTTATTAGCCTGAATGATATCTTCATCCATAGCAGCACGATTGCTCTGTGAAGCACTCCAAATAGGAACTTGTAGTTCACCAGCTACACCACGTAGTTCTTCATAAATACCACCAGCTTCACTATAACTGTTACTATTACGTTCACTCTGAGAAGGACGTAGAATATCAGCGTAGTCAACGATAATCATATCTACCTTTGTACCAAGTACAGCCAATCGTTCACAATGTGCTTTTAAACTATAAGCACTAACTGTCTTGATTGGGAAGTATTTGATCTTCAACTTGCCTGGTACATCAGCAATCTTCTGTTTTACGATATCAACGTTGTTACGAATGTTTTGGAAATCAATTCCAGTAAAACAAGCATCATAACGAAGACCCACATAGTTTTCATTCAACTCTAGAGTAAAATGAACTACATTCTTACCCTGCTTCATTGCTTCGGCACCCAACTTGGATAGTACCCAACTCTTACCACTACCAGCACAAGCTGTAATAATACCAAGTTCGCCGGCCGCCAATCCACCATCCATAATGGTATCAATTTCAGTCCAATTGGTCTTGACACAATTGCGACTCATTACACTCATACGTTTTTCAACGTCTTCAGAGTAATCGTGACCGATATTACGTTCCATACCAGCTTTCATTGCGTGGTCAACTACGTTTTTAATCTTTTCGTATTGACCAAGTGCCAATAGATCAGCACTTTCAATAATAGCGTTCTTTAGCTTTTGATTCTTACAGAATTCCAAAAACTGTTCTTTGACAAATTTCAAATCACTATCACTAACCTTTTGATATACCAATTTGAGATTGTCTACTATGCTTCGTTTTAGAAGTTCATCATTGATCTCATCCAATTTAATTTTGAATACTGTTAATGTTGGAAGATCTTTATACTCATTGAAATATTTAATACTTTCTTTTACTACCCACTTATTTGCATCACTTTCAAAGAAGTCTACTTCAATAATATCGTGAATTCGTTCAATAAATGAACGATCAGATATCAAGCACGAAATACACTTGATTTGGAAGTCACGGCCATATTTTGTTAATGAATCAATTGCTTTTTTGTTTTCCATAAGATAACTCTACTATACCACTGTTTTTTACCAACCACAACGTTTAAATAACGTTTATTTTTTATTCGATGAAACTGTTTAGTTTGCCAAAACACTCATTCAACCAAATGTGATAATTTGGGATATTATTCCACATTTTGTCTTCTGTAATCAACTTCGTAAAAGTCATTTTATCTATTTTACGAATAGGAGTCTTTATTATTTCTTCTATACGTAATTGTGTAAATGACTGAACCTGCGTATCACTCAATTGCATCAGAGAGTGATTTCTTTCTAGTAACAACTTATTATCCAATACAGTATCGTATATTTTATATTTACCTCTGTTGTTTTCAGAGTAATTATAAATTTCTTGTAATCCATATTGTTGACCGTCTGATAAAAATGGAAATGCTTTTACTACACGTTTTAAACCCACACCATCTAGTCCAGGTATGTTGTCGCTAACGTCACCTTCCATAACTCTGTATAAAACAAAGTTATTGCAAGTAATTCCATATTCATCCACTATTTCTTTACAACCAAAAATTTTCTTTTTTACAGGACTCCAGATTTTAATCTTGTCACTTGCTAGTTGAAGAAAATCTTTATCAGTAGACATAATTGTTACATTACTGTCCTTAAAAGTTTCTTTAGCTAAATAAGCAATTGTGTCGTCCGCTTCTATTTGATCAATTGCCATAACTGTTACAGGCAACGTGTCCAAATAATTTACAGTACGAATCAATTCTTTTTTGAAGTTAACAGATTCAATCTGTGATGAAGATAATTCTTCGTAATTACGGTTGAGACGAATATCAGTCTTTCTGCCGTTTTTGTAACCTGGATATATCTTTCTGCGTTTCTGACTACCACCTTTACCATCAAATACAATAATAACTCGGGTAGGAGAAAGTAATTTAATTGCATATCCAATGCTCTTCAAGAAACCAGCAATACCCCCGGTATGTAATCCGTCTTCATTGAGTGAAGGAATGGCCATAAAACTACGAATGTAAGTGTTAAGGCCATCCACAAGGAGGATGTCAGAATTAATGTTCTTTTGTAGACCATCGTTTCCAACACCCCCCTTGATATTTTCAAACAAGGAGAACAGTTTCTTCTTTTCAGATGAACTGAATCCACTCATTTTTATTCTTCGTTGCCTGCAGTTTCTTCGTGTGTATCCACAACAGCATCCTCAATAATTTGACTATTGGGATCTTTGTATTTCATAATTACAGCGTCACAAATCTTCAGGTAAATTTCTTCACCCAATTGTTTGTCACTCTGCATTACACTTACAAAGTCTTTGGATTGGAACTTCCATTCGTTTCCATCGTTCTTTTTATAAGTATAATAAGCACCACCCTGTTTAATTAGATTTTGTTCTTTTAGAACTTTAATCCAACTGCCATAGTCAGCAATTCCACTATCAAAATAGATATCAAAATTGGCCTGACGTTGAGGTGGTCCCATACGATTCTTGATAACAACTGCCTTACACTCGTTTCCGATGACTTCTTCACCCTTCTTGAGTTTACCGGCATTATTCAAACGAACACGTACACTACAATGATATGCTAAAGCCTTACCACCACTTACTACGTACTTATCACCAAATGCCATAGCATTTAAATTCTGACGTAGTTGATTAGTAAATACAGTCAATACTTTCTGTTTACCAATCATAGTAGTAATCTTACGCATTGCCTTACTGATAATAATAGATTTACCCGTTGCAAATCCATCCTTACCGTGATCACTTTCCAATTCAACTTTAGTAGATGCTGCTGCTACAGAATCTACAATGATTGTAAGAATACGATCTTTGTTGCTCTTACGAACAATCGCGATCATCTTCTCCATCTGAGCAAAAATATCTTCAACGGTTTCACATTGAACATATAGTAGCTTAGACAAATCTACACCAAGACTCTTCCAGAACTCAGGCGCAGCTGCGTTTTCAGTATCAATTACTACAGCGACTCCACCCTTCTTCTGTGTATCTGCGACAACGTGTGCCGACAATAGACTCTTACCAGTACCTTCAAGTCCGTTGAATTCAACCATCTTACCAACTGGTAGACCGCCGTGTGGACGATTACTAATTGCAAGATCCAAAATAGAAGAGCCAGTACTAATCCAATCAGTAATTTCTGAAGGATTATCTTGTTCATCTAGGAAATGTGCAATTTTACCACCATCTTTATTTGCTTTGTTAAGCTCATTCGCCAACATTTCGATTAATTCGTCACGTTGACCCGATGTATCTTTTGTAACACTTTTCTTTGCCATAACGTATATAACTAGAAAGCCGGTGGGGTATAAAAACTCCACCGGCTTATTTTTATTTTTTAGGAGTTAAACAAGTCATCAAATGCTTGTTCTACACTGTCTTTACCCTTTGCTTTGGCAGCAGTTGGTGAAGCTGGTGCCTTAGCTGTAGCAGTTGCGGTTACTGCTGGTGATGTTGAAAACGGAGCTTCATCATCATCTCCACTAGGAGTAGGTTCAGCTGCAACTTCGGTTGCGGCTGATTCTGGATTCAACCACTTATCCATAACTTCCTTCAAGTCATCATAGGATAGTTCTTCAAACAAATCCAAGATGTTTACTTGTGCCTTTAGAGCATCCAAGAGTTGGGTATTCTTTGGATCTACGGCGACACTTACGTTTGGTTTAACACGAATGCTGGTTTCTGGGAAACTAGCTCCGCCTTCAGCTGTCTTGAATTCTACAACGATATCACGACCATTGGTTAGATCGGTAATATCACCGAAATCAGGATCACTGATGATTGAAAGAAGTTCTTGATAAACTTGCTTTCCAAATCCCCAGAACTTGACACCTTCTCCTTCTTCACCACGAACAATGACTGGTACGAAAGTACGCATCTTTGGTTCCATCTTACGACCCATCTGCCAATCTTCCTTTGAACCAGTCTTCTTCAGACGGTTAGCAAATTCAACGATTGGATCTGGCCGACCAAAACTATCAGGAGATAGATAAGTCTTGTTATTGATATTGTAATGAAACTTTAGTTCGATAAACGGATTCTCAGGTACGTACTTATATGGTACGATACGAACTACTTGTTTACCTGGCTTTGGTTTCCAAATCAAGTTGGATTTTTGATTTGTGTTTGAAAGGGAGTTCAAACGACTCTTTAGTTTACTTAGATCTAATGCCATAATTATTTAATGTTTAATTGTTAATTAGTTAATTACTTCAACGGATCACTCGACCCGTCATATAACCAACCTAAAATCAGTCTACACTATGTATAGATTGAAATCAAGTCTAAAATATATATCAAATTTCTTGGATAGAAAACAATTTTAATGGAACTATTTTTACACCAATTTCGTTGGTTAGTATAATACTGTTTTTATATAGTTCCCAATTTAATTGGAAGTTCTTATCAAATACACCATTGTTTTCGTCAGCAATCAACTTATTCATTGCGTTGAGTGTATATAGTGTATTTGTTTGTTTCTTACGATGAATACTTATAGTGCCTTTGTAACGATTATTACGTTCGGTTTTTTCCACATTAAACGTTAAGTACAATTCCCGAAGATTATTCTCATTTGCAAATATAAAAATCTTATTATCGATCAATGTATATTGTTGAGTTATCTCTTTAATCGTTTCAGTATAATTTATACTATTTGCAAATGTGCAAAGTAGTTGTTTTTGGGTTATCATATTTTATCAACGACTTCTTTTCCTTCTACACTAAACGTAAACGAACTACCACTACTACTATCTAAACTAAAAACAGAATATGTTGGTGTAGCAATATCATCTTTCATAACAATTCCAGCGAATAAATAAAGAGTTACCGTTAAATATCCTTCGTCAACCACCATATTGATTCGGATCTTACCCAATTTTACATCTTCGAACTCTTTTGGAATTTCTAATTTAAAATTACCTTTATATCTCAACCTTTCAATCTTTTTACCAGTGTATTTGATTAGAGGTAAACTAACGTTTTTGCCAAATACAGCTTCGGTTGAAAGAAGACTAGATAATTTTATAAATTCTTCACGTATTAAATTAGGATCTGATGTATTTACATCTTTTAATACATTGTTTAAGATTAAATCTATATACTTAAGTGACAAAACATTAGCTCTGTATTTAAAAATGGGTCTGAGTGTATATCGTTCTAAACAATCTCCAATTTTAAAATCTCCGTCAATTTGATTTATTACATATATTAGATTTTTTTTCAAATTTTCAATTTGTTGCAATTGTACCGTTTTTATTTCAATTGGAAAAAATTCAATTAGAAATTTATTGTTTGATAATTCGGAAATTTTGTTAATAAGAGTTATGTCCTCTGTACTTGATTTCAAAATGTTTTTAAATAAATTCAAATTTTTATTAATGGTCTCCGTATATTCTGTATGTTTATTATCACATTTCTTACTAGATTTTTCTGAAATAGTACCTATTTCTCTTTCAAGTTGACGCTCTAAATTTTCTAGATTTTTTAATTCCGAAGATTGTAAAATTTTTACATCCGTATTTAATTTTTTGAAAAAAAAGTTATTTATTTTTGTAGTAAATGGATTTATTGCTTTTATGAATGATTGAAAATAATTTTTAGCAATATCTGGTATACTTTTAATTTTATCTATAGCATATTTTATGCTACTTGATATTTTATCAATTATTCCTTCACTAAGTGGCACTGGTTCATCCGATGGAGTAGGTGCCAAAGATTGACCAACGTATTGTGCCAATTGAGTTAAAACTCTTCCCAATTTTCCACCACCTGCTTTTAAACTAATTAAAGCAAATTTAATATTTTTATCTTTTATTTTAGCCATCGAATCGACATCTTGTTCATCAATATTGCCATCTTTTAAAGCGTTTAATACATCTGCCTTTGTGCCACCATAAATCAAAACAATGTCTGCGGTATTTGATTTTGTTTCTTGTTCACCTTTTAAAAATTTTCTGTTATAATCATCGGCTGCTTTATAAAAACTATCTATTGATTTATGAATAAAATCAGTAGGCGTTCCTAATTCCGCTAAAGAAACTCCGTCAAATCCACCAATTTGTTTTAAATCTTTATCGACTAAATCGTATAATTTAAGATTTTCTATACGACTGGTTTCGTTTGGTATATTCTCTAATTTTTCTCTTAAATTGCCCCAAGCAGATAAAAATCCAATCGCAAAATCGTTGTAATCTTGTCCGGTTTTAGCATTTTTAAAATCAGTAATTCCGTAAGCAAACAAAATAGGTATAGTTTCAAATAATTTAGTCCGTGTATTATTATCTGCATTTTTTAAGAACTCCAACTTAACCAAAAGTTCTTTGTTTATAATGTCTTTTATTTTTTTTGATTTATCAATATATTTAGCAGGCGCAATTGCATCAGCTACAATTACGTTTTTAGAAATAGTTTCATCGTATATCTGTTCACCTATTAAATCTCCATTAGTATCAAACCATTTGAATCCTTTGTTGTAAAATCCATAACTTTTAGCTTCATCTACACTATAATTAACAAGTGGCGTTTGACCTGTTAATATAGCTTCCACTCCCCAAGCATCTTGCTTTTTCTCAGCTGGTGTTCTTTTGTCTACACCACTATCACCTTCGATATCTTTATCTAATGTTTGATCTAACGTGGCAGGTTGTTTCTTAGATGGTTCTGAATCTGTTTGTGTATCGACTCCTTGTTCACCATCAGCTTTAAAAATATTAGCTTGAGCCTTTTTGGGATTTTCAGCGAAGTGAGTGCCTTTATTAACAGCTCTATCTCTGTATTGTTTATTAGGAAATGTTACAAGTATACCATCTTTATTATATGCTTGTCGATCTGGAAATCTACCCGCTTCAAATAACCTAGCGGTCTTTTCTACTATCTCATCGATATTATATCCAGCTTTCTCTAGATATTCCTGCAATATAAAAACGTGATCTTCGTTCTTAAGATCCAATACACCGTTCTTAATACGATTGTCACAACAAATTTCGTTTACTAATGATTTAAAGTTCATCTATTATAAATATAGATATAAATATATTTACAATTGGACTAATTTCAAATCATTATAATTATTTCCCGTGTAAGTCTTTACCTTAAATCGCTTGTTTTTAAAGATCTCAATCAAATCAGTAATATCTTGTCTATCCACATCATTGTGAATATCAAACACTATCGAATCATATACATACAGAATAGGTACGATCTTTTTGTTACTAACAAACTTAATACACTTACTTAAGCTGTCAATTCCATATTCAGTTTCAGCAGCTTGAATAATATAAGCAAACAACTTGTTTTTGTTGGCATCAACTATATGTTTATTTGTTATCTTTCGTTTATATATCGGAGTTGTTATATACCCATTCTTCTCAAACTTTTTCCAATATTTATCCTTTAACTGTTCAACTTTGTGAAAATAAGGAATATCACAATATTGATTGGAAATCTGACCATATAGATTTACCATCGTTAATTTCTTTGATTTGCCAATATCATCAGCTGTTACATTGACAATGTTAAAGTAATATTTAGCTAAATGTTCATATATTGTTTCTTCTTCGGGTACTTTGTACTCCACAAGATTTGCTACAATGTAAGGATGGAATCCTGTAAAATCAATCATCATCAAATGACCGTCTTGTCCATATCGTGAAACAAAACTAGCTCTCGACCCATCATCTTTTTTAAGAGCTACATAATTGATGGTATCATATGAATTACTTGGTCTTCCCGTTGGATTGTATATGTTGTAGTTGGTATATACAAATTTATTATAAGTTTTGCTCTTGAAATATTTTGAAAAAACATCAACGTCTACTTTGATTCCGTTCTTTTCTACTTCAAACAATGTATCAGATATAACATTGTTAAAAAATTTAAAACAATAACTCTCAGTTTCCTTTGAATCCAAGTGTTTGATTTGTTCTACCTCTTTATCAAAGATCTGTTGATGTATAACATATGGTAATATCAAATTAAAGTTATTGATATTGTAGTAACTATGCTGTAGAAAATTTCTGCTAAGGTTTTCCACTTCATCCAATGTTTCATTGTTGTCTATAAACCCAAATAGATTAACATCAATTAATTTACAGTTTAACCAATACTTATATGTCTTTTTATTGTTAACGTATACCGTAATATCTTTTGATTCGATATCTAGTTTAAATTGATCAAACGAACAATCCACAGGCAAATCACCGTGGGAAAAATTTAAGTAATGTTTCTTACCATCTTTAAAATCATAAATAAAAGCTGCAATAATATCATTACAAGCATTATGATAATTATTGTGCTTTGTTACTAATTTTAGATAGATTTTAGACGAATACTCCACATCTTTAGTGTATACTGTTTACACCAAATGTCAATTGATTTATTTGTAGAACTGAGTAAGATTGGTTAGAACTTCGTTGGTTCCGTTAATCACTGTATTTATTTGTTCCACTTGCTTCTTGTTGTACTCAATTACTCCTTGTTCCAGTAGCATCTTACCATCATACTTACTGTTTAACGGACCTGTTATTTTCCATTTCAATTTGGCTTTTCTGAAAAAGTTTGAGTCTATTTTGTTGTAAACGTCGCCTGATACTTCTGTTATTTCCGAGTAGTTGATCTTGGAAACTAGATATCTTTCTATATAACCCACCTTGTAATCTTTTTCTTGTGGTTTTGGCAAAAACGTATTTGGTAAATTAATGTTAAAATTACCCAGATTTAATTTTGTTTTGGTTGCAACATCAACATCTTTTATAATCATACAGGTATTAGTTCAATGTTTTGATCTGCTACACATCTTGCCAAACATCCAACAACAGTTTCCCATTTGCCATTGCCAGCTGTAACATAATGTGTAACATCTGTTATCATAAATATCACGTTCTCAGGAATATAAGGTTTTGGAAAATTTGAAATGCCAAAGTGTTGAAACATTCTAAATCCAAATATACCATCAAATGTTACTGTCAACGAAAAGTTAGGAGAGATTCCACTATATAAAGATAAATTGTTTTCTATATCTTGATCGTCTATTATTTGTCCCAACTTGTCTTTTAAATCGGTAGATAAATTCAACTGCTTGTAATTCTTAGCGGCATCATTTGGGTTTTCACCATCTACAATATAAGCACTTGTTAATGTTAATACCTTGTCTATTGTTCCGTGCGTTTGTATTGCAGATATTAATGGGTTTTGGTCTACTGTAATTTCTTCTTGCGAAGGCACTGTATTACTTTCACCAGTGCCTGTTTCTTCTTCATTGAAAACATCCAATCTATCTATAAAACTGGTAGCAGGCACACTTGAATTCTTAGCACTCATCGATGTGTCAGAAGAATCTGGTTTGTTGATGCCCGCTTGAAATAATGTCAACGTAGCTTGTTCGCTCGTCAAAGAAGTATCTAAACTAATGTTTTTTATACAGGAATCAGTGCCACCAGCATCAAAGACATATACTTTTTTTAGACTAGGCGATTTGTCACCTAAATCAATATAATTGTTATCCAATATAGATAATCCGCCCAAATCATCTTGTGATATTTGGAATTTCCAAAATCCATTAGAAGCTTCATTAATAACATTCAATATTGCGTTTGCAAACTGTTGCCAAGTTTGGACTTCTTTATTTTCTACAATTTCCAAGACTTTGGTTTTGCTTATGTATATGTTTTTTAAATTACCATATCTAAACTTCTTGTATGTTCTTTTAATTGACTGCGATCTTGTTTTTTGAGGATCGGATAATACAAGTTCTTCACCTGTCAATACAACTTCTTTGTCATAAATAAACGGAAATGATATATTGTCACTTGGACTATTTTCACTTATACCACCAATATCATAGTACAATCTATTGATAACAGTATCTAAATTATCTCTATAAGCACCCGCTGTTTTAAATACAGTTTCGACTTTTTTAGCAGCTCTATAAAGTTCGTCGTTTACATTAGTTACCTCGACATCATATTTTGATTTTAAAAACGCATTTTGATTTGGATCACCATTTTTCAAATATCCACCAGACTTGATTTCATTTTCAACTCGACTTTGTGCAGTTGGATCCAATTTATTATTTTTTATAGTATTTAAGTAACTTTCATCTGGAAGTTTTTTGCCAATATTAAATTTAGGAGCAATTCCATTTGGTATTAATACGTGTGGGTCACAACTTATTAAATTTGGATGTGCATTTATTATCTTATCTACATTAATAGTAAATGTTTTATTTGATACGACGGAACAGAATTTGTTAGCAACTTCAAAAAGAAAATCCAATTGCATCCACACTTCATCGTCGCCTTTGGTATCAAAATCACAACGATCATCTTTATATGATACAGCTTTGTAATTTACTCCACCAATATTAGTTGATTTATATGATATATTTTCTTCTCCAACTGGTACAGCTGGTTTTTTATATACATTAGGCGCATCTGTTCTTCCTATAAAAATTCTGTTTTCAATTTTTCCATCATAAAAAGTTTGTTGTTTTAAAAACTCTTGTGTTTTAGAATTGTCATAATCTTCCGAATTGGATATACCGTTTGTAGCAATATATTCCATAAAATTTTTACGATCAATAACAACTTGCTTTAACTTGGGTAAAGCGGTTTTCAAAAACGTTTTTAATCCTGTATATTCTTTTGTTTCTGTTGGTATTTTTTTGCCATTGGAATCGGTCTTTGAATTTGTTGTGGTACTTACATTGTTTTCCGCAGGCATACCAGCAAATAATGCTTGTCGAGAAGTTAGTTCCACATTGCAATCATATATAGTACCGTCTTGTGTTGAAAAATTATACTTGGTTACAATTCCAGTAATACCACCATAATTACCATACGATTGGTACCATTTATCCATTATTTTTTGTGGAGATTGTATTATTGACCAACATTCATTTTTGCTGGATAAATCAATCAGTGAATTGATATTAAACAAATTCCATCCTATTTCAACAAACACATTTATTCTGGGTGTCAAAAAGAATGGTGCTAGATATTCCAACTGAGCCAATCCATAACATTTGAATTTTATGGTAGCAAACGACAACATATCTTTGCTAGTTTTTATTTCTATGCTATCTAAATTAGGTGGTGGTAACACAGAAGACACTTCAGATTTCTGTACGCTTTCTATAATCTTGCCGTTTTTGTTAAATGTACTTGGCCACTTGTAAGAAAATTGATTTCTATATCTAGAATCTATATAATGTGGATTTCCATTAGCTTCATATCCAATAACAGACTTGTCTTGTTTTAATACATTGCCATCTTGTTTAAAACCATACATTTCATAAAATCCACTGCCAGGCATAAACAAGAATCCATCATAACTCTTTTCTTCTCCGTTTTTATTTAGTATCGTACTACGAGGTACCAATCCATTTCCAGCTATACCAGTGCCATTTGAAAAAACTCGTACCCACGGAGTCATTGGTCCTTTGTACTGACCATGTTTATTGTAGAAATCATATACAACACCACTTGGGTCACCTGGGGTTGGATAGTTAAAACCAACGTTATTTGAGTTTTTTCTGCGTCTTAATTCACGAATTAATGCAACAGGAATGTTTTGTACTTCCCACCATCTAGGTTCTTCTGCAATTTCATCCTCGTATGCCATATAACTTAACTATTAATCTGTTTGAGATTCTGTAATATATTTGGTAAATTGCCTGGAATTCTTAATTGTTTATTTGCATTAACGGACAATTTGCCATCAGATATGTTGTTAGCCAAAGCAATTATCCACCAGTACATTTCATCACCATAATACTTTTTGGCTAAAGCATCCAAATAATCTTCATTGGATGCGGTAATGTATATATCGTCCTCGGTTTCCGGTATATTGGGATAATACGTGGTCTTAAATACCAATTTCCCATCATATCTTTTTTCAGTTGGCGTAAATTGATATCTCATTTATTTCCTTGTCTGTCAACATCATATCGCATATTCATAGAGAAATCATTATTAGCTACATCATTATAATCTTTATCGCCATAAAGATCGGTTGTACCAAATGTAGATACAGTAGCAGTTTCTCCAGCATCCGCCTGAGTCATAGTTGCAACAGGAGCATTTCCCCACAAAGCTCTTCCTGTTTTTGGTCTGTCTTTTTCCATCAATGACATATTGATAGTAATTTCCGCTTCTCTTGGAAATTGCGCAACTTTACCTTTCATACTGGTTTTGTCAAATGTAAATATATTTCCTAAATTATAACTCCAGTCTTGTTGTTGTACAGTACTCTCGTTAATTAATTCCCAAGATGCATCTTCAGGTATGCTAACATTGCACGAATTTAAAACCACAAAGTGATTTTTGTAAAAATCTCCAAGTGTAAATTGCACCATCGGTGGTATCATAAATCCACCATTTACAGTGGAAGTATAATTAGAAGGTCTGGTTAAACCCACCAAATAGTTTACACGTTGCCACATAGGTAATAATTCTTTAACAGAATGTGCAACCACTTTAAAATTGAAACTAACGTCTCTGGTAAATCCTTTGTAATAGTATAACTTGTCAGGTCTACCCAAGTATTCAATTGGTTCCCAAGTAGATGTATTGTTTTCTTGTAACCCTTTTACAGTAGCATTAAACGGTATAAATCTGTTGTTAACTATATCATAGAAGTAAAACTTAACCAAGTCAGGACCCAATCCGTTAAATTGATCATTATATTTTTCAGCAAATTCATCAGCATTTAATACACCCAAGCTGTTAACATAGTCAACATTGTTGGTGGGTCTTATAAATCTGTCTCTACCTTCTTTTTTACCCAATAGAGTTGGAAACTTTTCTTTTCTTTCATATCTGATTCGACCAGTATAGGTGTATTGATTTGCACTATCAGATCCGTCAGTATTGGTTCTGTCTGATTTTACTTTCGCTAAATAATTAAAACCAACATCATCTGTGGCATACTGTTGTGTTTTTCCAAATATAGGATCTACACCATACTTTAAATTGTCGTTTCCAGCAATTTTGGTTTTTAAAATTCTGCTTAAATCTTGAATATATTCTACAGTTTTATCTGTTTTATCTGAAAGTGTACGTTGATAGTTTACAGATAATTTAGGATCGGTATATTGTTTATAATTTAACAATTGATCACTATATTCTACATCACCATCTATTTTAACTAAATCACCGTATCTATTTGTATTAGCGCCGTCTACAGAACTAATTTCAACATTACTAATTGTATACGAATCTGTTAATTTACCAACGCCAGGTGTAGTTGAATATGTAACAGATAAAAAGCTGTTGTTTCTTAAATTTTTATTGCTTTGAACATATAGTCTCAATCGTTTAGAAACTATGTTTGTCAGAGGAGTGGCAAAAAATCTCATTCCACTTGTACCACTGCTGTTGCCTCCTGTTATTTGTTGTAATCCAACTGCTTTTAACAACCCACCAATAAAACCACCTTTTGATTTTGGTTGTGTGCCTGTATATAACAAATTGTTACCCTGATTTAAATTAACATTTAGATTAGCACTCTTCTTACCACTTGTTCTGTCGTGTGTAATAGAATTACTCCATCTATTGGTATTCAACATCAGATCATATGTATCTTCGTCAGCTCTGTAATTTAATCCTGCTATTGGTTGAGTAGGTGGCAACAATCCACCTAGAATCGTATTATTCTTTAAAAATGACCCAGCTGATTTTAGTAGATTACTAAAGAATCCGCCTTTGCCTGTAGAATTACTCATCAAACTCTTATATCGTTTGTTGTTGTAACCAGCAGTAGCTGTATTACCTCTTAGTAATCCTTTAACACCATCTCGACCTGTAATAGGCATTACTTGATCTGCTTTATCGCCACCACCAAGTAATCCTGTAAAATTGAAAAATCCACCCAATCCACTCTTTGGCTCACTAGCTGCACTAGCCACACTACTACGTGGCGGAGATGGATTGCCTTCAGTTGCACCAAACAATCCACCAATAGCTTTTGTAATACCACCTATACCGGCAGCACCCATTAAACCACCGACGATATTGCTACTATCTATAAATCTGGTGGGTCTTTCTATAGCACCAAATGTTGATAATCTAACCGCAGCCAAAAGAGGGCTTGCTGGATTATAAATCTTGGTTTCGTCAAATGGAGCAAATCCTTGTAATAGTATTTGTTTTGTTAAAAAAGTACCACCTTTACCAGATCCTAGAAATCTTCTGATTCTGGTACCGTCTCTCAATGCGGATTGTATAGGAAACGATCTGCTAACATTTATCTTCTGACGTTGACCTTGATTTGGATTTGCGTAAAATGGAGGTGCTAATTCGCTGCTAATTAATCCTCTTGCGTATAAATCAGTTGGTTTATTCTTGCTATATAATACTTCGTTGTTATTATTAGTATTGAATAATGTTTCTAATTTACCAGGCGCTCTTAGATTTATATATTGTTCGGCATTTGGCGGCAAAGATAAACCCGCACCTTGTATATTAGAAAGTGTGGTAACTTGCGCACCATCATTACCTATTGCGCTAGAATATGTATTACTATTTGCCATTAATTATAAATATCAGATTAATTGGTTGTTGCTTGACCAAATGAACCAAATTTTGAGTTACTTGTTGCTAATAATTGATTTGCACGTTGACCATCAATATACACAGCAATTTGACCAGATGCCATCATAGAAGTCAATTTATCAAGTTTTTCTGCTAAAACTCTATTGGAATTTACAATTGTATTGATCAATAAATCATCAGTTTTTACACTTGTTTTTGATTCAGTCGCAGTTTTTGATGGAGTTTCTTCTGATGTTCCGACTATTCTACCAACAAAACTAAAAGTTTTTCCTATTGTATCAGATATAAATGAACCAATACCTTTCATTTTTTCCCATACTTTTTCAAGAGCACCAATAATAAAAGTAAAAGCTCCACTGAATGTGTCTTTGAGAAAAGTACCAACTTCAGATACAGCAGACTTTATTAGTTCAAATCCTTTTTTAAATGGATATGTAATCAAATCAAACATCACATCCATTACGGATTTGAAAGCATCAACAAATGTTGTTTTTAAAATATTTATAATCTCTGGTATAATTTGAGCGGCTTTTTTAAATGGATATGTAAGTACATCAAATAACATATCTACTACAGATTTAATACCATCAACAATCGCTAAACCGATTTCGGATGGAGATTTACCACCCAATTTATCCATTACCCAATTATATACCAATTCAAATGGCCATTTAAGTATAGTATATAAAGTGTCTGCTACAGATGCAATACCGTCAGCGATTGCGTTCAGTCCAAAAGCTTTCAAAATTAACAATCCTAATTTTCCCACTGTTTTAGCTATAGCTATAGGCAATTTAACAAAGTGAAATACAATAATTTCAATTGCTAATCTTCCAATATTTGCAAAAATTTTACCCCATTCAATTCCCCCACCGCCACCACTAAATAACTCTTCTATTTTATCAGGCAAACTCGTTAGTGCGTCTAATAAAAAGTTGGTTACGTCTTTAAATATTCCCGCAAAATCTATATCGGCTAAAAACGACGGTATCTTTTTAAGAAAATCCCAAACCATTTTTAATGGTTCTACAACCAAAGCATTAACTACAGCTTTTAATCCAGCTACTGCTTTTTGACTCACGGTACCTGTCGTTTCATTAAATGCTTTAAAAAACGCTATGCCACCTTGAATCACAGATACAACTAGTCCTATTGGTCCTAAAAATTTAGCTACTGCTCCAAAAATCGGAGCGAGTTTTGAAAAAAACCCAATGCCAGTACCAAGTTTGCCAAATATTCCACCCACAAAACTTCCAATTCCTTTTACCGAACTACCTAGTCCACTAAATACGTTTGAGATAATATTTCCAATTTTTGAAATTGCTGGAAATTTTGTAAATACTTTTTCAATATTCATTCCGATATTAAAAACGCTATTTGAAAGTTTTGTTAATTGTGTAGATCCTTTTCCGATAAAATTAGATATGGATTGAAATCCCGTACCAAATCCTTTTAATGTATCTGATGCTGATTTTAGTCCACTTGCGATCTTTTCTATTTTTAACGAAATATTTACTATCGTGTTTATGATACCCGATGTACTCGTTGACCACCCAATAAAAATACTTGATATTTTTAGCGCCGATGATAAAAATTGTGAAGAATAAGTAATTAATTTTCCAAATCCACTTGTCATTTTTCCTATCCCACCCAATATATTTGATACTATAGATAAACTTTTAAACATCATATATAGTTTACCCACTTCTTGTGCAAATTTTTTGATTTCTTCTCGGTTATCTTTTATATATTTTAATAACTGTGTAAATATTGGTCCAATTTCTTCCAATATAGGCCCAATAAATTCCATAAAAATTGCATTAATTTCATTTTGCAACTGTTTCATTCTGGTTTGATTTTTTTCTTGAATCAACCCTTTTTCATATTCGGCTTGAGCAGCTTTTTTAGCAGCAATAGGATCGTTCTTCATCATTTCCGCCATTTGCTTTTTCTTCTCTGCTTCGGCTCTTACCAATGGATCTTTTGATTTTAATGCTTCTTTCAGATTTTCTTCAGCATTTAACATTTCTTGCAATTCTTTTACAGTCTTACCAGCAGCTTTTGCAAACGCGTCTTGTGCAATTGGATTTAACTGATTGAACTTAATTTTCTTAGCTTGATCCAATATTAATTTATTTGCCCCAATAATATCGCCTTGAAATGCCAATCTGCGAGCTTCATTAAAATTAATATTTTTACCAATCAATGCACTAGCTTTTAATTCTGATTGAATACTACTTTCAAAGTCAAGCAAACCCTTTGCAGTTTTTGCCATATTGTCAAGAGTAGTACCCATTTGTCTAGCTTGAGCTGCAGCTCTAACCATTTCATCTGCATTTTTACCAGCAAACATTCTAGCTTCTTCAGATGCATTTGCGACATCGTTCATTACATCGTCCAACCCAACTCCATAAGCATTTGCAGCAAATTTTGCCAATCCCAACATATTTTGTTTGGCTATTGCACTTTTTCCAGATACGCCACCTAACGTTTGTAGAAACTTAACACTTGTTTCAGAAGCTACTCCAAATTGAGCAGACATTATTGAAACATCTTTAACCAATCCTTTTTCCATAGATTGCAAACTTGTAAAAGTTGAACCTATTTGTTTCATTGTTCCGCCAAGTTGTTCAGCGTTTATACCAAACTCAGCTAACTCAATAGAAGCTTCTCGTATGTTTTTTTCAAAAATTGCACCCTGACTTGGTAATAGTCCAAATTTTTGTCTAACATTTGTAGCAGCGGTGTCAATTTGATTAAAAACGTCTAATATTCTTTCAAAAGTACCAGCTAATGTGGTGGGTATATTTAGTTTAGTTGCTAAACCCGAAGCCAAATCACCCATCTTGTTTAACAACTTTACACCCATCTCCAATGCTTTGTTATATAAATCTATTAACTCGTTTGCTGCTTTTAGTAAAAAATTATGTAGTTTTAACGATTCTAACTTGGAAGCACTGTTTTTCAATAAATGTTCTTCCAAATTCAACTCGGTTGATTTTTTATTAATTAAATCTTGTAAAGCTATAACAGTATCGCTGGTAGGATCTTTACTTTGCTCTACTAGAAGTTCAGCTGCGTTTGTCAATAATTCATTTTGTAAACTCTCTATTTTTATGTAACTGTTGATACGTGCCTGTGCAAATTCATTTAACTTTTTTTCAGAATTTACAAATTTTGATGATAATTTTTCTTGTAAACTTTTTCCTTTTAACTGTTCATCAAGCTTATCTTTTTGTGTTTTATATGCCTGTCCTAACTGTTTGGCTATATCAACCATTCTTTTCTCGGTATCAACTATCTTGTCTAGATTAGACAGAGTATCTTTGATTTCAGCGTTTAAATTATTAAACGCCTCTACTAGTTTATCCGCTGTTGCTTTATCAAATGGTTGTGCTGCCATATAATATATAAATATGACAACTATATTATTTTACACTAAAAAGGCTTATCTACTTTACCTGACTTTTTAGCAGGTTCTTTGTAACTATCACTTTCTTTATTCTTTATATTTGCTAATTGAGCATAGTAAAAATTACGTAAAAATACAGGTAAATTATACGCAATTTGTACATTTACCGCTCCTTGCGAGAAATAACTCAATTCAAATATTTGACCGTGAACTTGTAACTTATATTCAGGACTCAGGCCAAAAAAACTGTACCGTCATCGGTACATCCATCCTTTCCACCTCACCACAGTGTTCACATACAAAGTCAAAACCCATATCCAATTCAGGCGCAATTGTTTTAATATAAGCTCTTAGTGCCATACTGTCTTTTGACAACAACTCATTGTCAACAAATTTATTGATAGATGCAATATCTGGTTTTCCATCTATACTTACAATCAGCTTTTTAAGTCTGGTAGTTACTTCTGTACTGGCTTGTTTTTTGATCTTGGTCATCGCTTTAATATCACGATCAATGCTTTCTTGATCACCAGATGTAACAAGTTTAAATGTTATTCTACGTTTACAATATGGAAACTCAAATTCAAATTCATTACTACCCTTCTGAAACTTATTGAAGTCCACTTCTTTTTCATTTAATGTACTTAAATCAATATATGTTTTGTTTTCGGTATTACATTTTTTGCACTCAATTTTTACAGGCCCGTATTTGTCACCATATGCCAAACGTCTAGCAGCAACAAACAGTGCATTTTTGTCTACCATCAACAAATCTTGTGTTCTTACGCCGGGCGTAACAATTAAAGATTCAAGCAATTTATCCAATACAGTACCGTTTTTGATGAAGTTTTCATTGGTTAAAATGTCTTCTTCTCTAGCAGTCATCATCTTTAATTCCACACTACCTTTGCTTAGTGGACTAGACTCATCATAGAAATATCCTTTAGATGGCAATTCTATTGTTTCCGCAGGATAACTTGTAGGTGCAGCTGTTGTTGATGCAGTTGAATGTTGTTGCTTTAATTTTTGAATTATAATTTCGTCACTCATAACTTTATAACAATATATAGAACTTTATATAACTTTTATGTTATTATATTTAGGTATTTAATTGATGTTGAGCAGCATCACGAGCGGCTGTTTTACTGTCTACTGCATCTTTTTTGTTTTTTACACGTAGTTCAGCCGCAGCTTTTTCTTCGGGGGTAGTTGCAGCTTTTAAATCGTCATTTGCTTTTGTAAGTTCTTGTTGTGCCGCATCAAGTTCAACGGTACGAAGAACCAATCCAGCTTGATTATACTTTTTTCTTGCAGAATTTATTTTAGCTTCGTCTTCTTTCATTATACCCACAATCAATTTCTTTAATAACTTCTTTTGTTTTTCGGTTAATTTACCAGTAATTTTACCCAATTTATTGTTTAATATATTATGAACATTTGTATTGTAATTACCAAACAAATCGATAATAAAAGCCTTTTGTTGTTCTGGGGTTAATGTAGCATATTGAGATCTTAATTGACTTGCACTTCTAGCCGGTAACCCTAGTACTGTAAAATCTACAGTTGGTACTGTTATCAAGTATCCGTGTTTTATGGCTGGGTCTAATTTGGATTGATTTTTTGGCAATGGCTGTAAATAAGAAGGAGATCCATCTTTTTTTACAAAGTTTTTGAATCTTGGATCTTCAATCATATCCTTTTCACTAACTGCAAAAATAATAATATCACGTTCTATATTGATTGGTATTTGATTAGCTACACTTTTCAAGTTGTAGTTGTTTTTGACGTTTAGTATTTTGTTTGCCGGTATACCTGTGGTAATCATCATTTGCATTTTTTCATTGAAAGTAAATGGTGATTTTGGCAATTTTGTAACACCTGTGGTTGTTATGTATACATCATTACCACCAAATTTAGTGGTTAGGTAGTTGTATACACTTTTGTGACCTTTGTGAAAGGGATGAAATCTACCAGGATAAATTACGAATATTTTCTTGCCCATTTGCATATAGTAATAAATAGAAAACCCCACAAATAAATGTGGGGTTCTTTTTGATACAATAAATATTAATATTGGAGAATTGCGTAATCGTATGCTACAGATAAACTGATCATCTGAGCAGCACCGTCATCGCTCCAATCCATTTCTTGGAAATCAGCGCTTACGATAAATGAACCTACCAACTTCCATTCTTCTACTTTGTCACCTACTGGACCCAAGACGTTAATTGTTAGATCCTTCTTATAGAAGTCTTGGTAACCATCACGACCAGTAACTGATTCGTGGTGCAAACGTACCCATTCCATTACTGCTTGAGCACCGGATGGTACAATTGGATCATAAAGTTCCATACTGATTTCATCCCATACACTTTTACCCTTGTAGTAGGTTTTTACGTTAATATGGTCAAGTTCCTTCTTGGCTTGTGTTAGTTTAGGACGATTGACCTTTTTGATGATGAATGATGGAATACCATCAACATAAAGAATAAAACGATTCTTTACTTTTGGTTCGAATGCCGTAGCGAATATTTCACTTGGATTTAGTAGTTCTGCCATATTTTTACCTTATTGTTCTTGAATATAAATATTAAACGATTTAGTTTTATATAAAGTTTTTTATCATTTACTCAAATTTTTATCTGTAATATTTGTGATAGCATTTTTTAGTTGATTGACGTAACCTGTGGATCTTAAAAGTTTAAACACCAAATTTTCTGTACTATACTCGCCGCTCTTACTTAATCCAGCTTCTCTCATTTCATACAAACGTTTAACTAAACGCTTTAATTTATCTAAATTTTGTTCTTTTATAGCTGTGGAAATAAACGAAACATATTGTTTGTATTTCTTTGTAATAGCATCTTTATCAATCTGAATGTCTTCTATTTTTGGCTTTTTTACCCATTCATTTTTCATCAAACTATATACAGCTTGACTTCTATTGACCTCTTTAATATCTTGAATGTAAACTTCCACTGGATGATTGCCAATTCTAATGTTGTGGTTTTCATTCCATTTGCTTTTTAAGCCATCCACATAATTCTTAACCAGTTCTTCATTTGGATCAATTTTGGAAAAATCTACAACCAAATGTAAGTCAATATCACTTGTTGGTGTCCAATTATATCCGGCAGTACTACCAAGAAAGTATATATTTTCAAGAGGTACATTCAAATCAGTATCTTTGTAAAAAGTATTTGCAATAGTTAATAACTTGTTTAATACATCAGGTTTAATAGCATTTTCAGTAGCCCATATCTCAGGATTTAAAATGCTATTATAAATTCTATGAGATTCTTTGATACCCAACATTTCTTTTAGTTTATTAATTGTATCTATTGCGCTTTTATGCAATATTGCTTTACCACCAGCTTTGATAAAATCATTTACATTATCTTCACGGTCATCTATCAAAATACTATCAGGAGTTGCAAACTTTGCTTTTAAATTTCTATGCGGTACCAAATTAGCTTTAATATCAATATTGTTATTGGCTAACCACTGCTTTTTACCAACATATGCCAAATTGGTAGGCGCATGACTCAATATCTCTACAGGCAAATTTGATACAAAATTATAAAGCAATCTGCCATCTTTCATCCAAGGCATACTAGAATAGTATTCAGGACAATTCTTATCTACAAACTTAAATCTATTCTTTTTACCGTGTTCAGCATCATAAGTTTCAACAGGTACACCACCACTATATCGCTTGAATTGCAATTCCCAATCACTTATCACACCATCCATATCCAAATATATTTTATGTTTATTAGTAATCATTTATAATAAATAGTA